CGGCGACCGAGGCCACCGGGGTGTCCTCCACCCAGAAGTCCGCCGCCCGGCCCAGCAGGTGCTGGCTGGACTTGCTGCCGCCGACGGCGGCATTGTGGGCAGCGGTGCGGTAGCCGCTGGTGATATGCAGGGGCTTGCCGAAGTGCTCCCGGATGCACTGGAGCAGCACCACCAGCTCCTCGTCGATAAGCACGACGTCGCTGCCCTTGCAGCCGAACTCCCGCACCCGGAAGCTGGGCGAGAGCTGCCGGGTGGAGTCCCGGGACATGGAATATTCTTTGATAGCGATAGAGAACACGACCTTTCTTTTGAGCAGCCCCACCCCGGGGCTGCTTTTTGTTTTGTCAGTAGTAGTGGTAGCCCTCGACAGAGATACAGCCATTGAGACTGGAGCCGGGATACGAGAGCCGAATGGTGCCATCGCTCGCGAATGTGACGGTAACGTAGTTCGTAAAACCCTTGTAGTCACGGTATTACATAACACTGGTCGCGGCAGAGCCACCCCGCGTGACTCTTACCTCAGTGGCACCGGGACTCGCCAGGACGTTAGTATCCGTACTCGCATAACTAATGGACACAGGCTTGACCACCAGATAGTCCACCGTATCCGGAGCCTTTGCGCTCGTGCCGCCCGAGGAGCCCATCGCCGCGCTCCAAATCAGCTTGCCATCCATGTACATCATCCTTTCTTTTGCTTTCTTGCTTACACCGGGGACGCTTACGCTGCCTAATGCCATAGGTTAGTCTCCTTTACCTTGTGTCCCGCTCTTTGCTCAGGTGTTGCTTTCGCCTACGATTTCCTCAAACCCGCTCTTGACGAGGATGTCCTTCACCTTCGCCTTCAGCAGACGGGGGCAGCGCTCATACAGAGCCTTTGCCTCCTCCACAGTCTCAGCAGACATAATTTCCTGTGCCCATAACATCGCCATCATACGTGCCATCCTTTCTAATTTTTGTGTGATTTTATGCATAAACGATCTCCGACATTTCCATCAGACATTGTGTAAGCATTTCGTTCTTTTCCTGAAGCTCTGCGATTTTCTCGGTGTCAGTCTTCTCGACAGGTTCCATCCAATCCAGATACTTTTCGGGAGCAGCCGTGACCTTTTCGAGGTCGATTTTGCTCTCATCAGCCACGATTTCCCGGTAGTCGCACTCCCACACCTGCTGCGCAGGCTGCGATTCGTCATACTGCCGCTCCGTCCACTGGCCGTTGACACAGATAAAGATATACAGCGTATGGCCGTCACGTACAGACCGGGCGGCGGGCTGCTCTGCATCGAAACTTGCTTTCATGTGCAACAACTCCTTTCGTTTTATAGCTGTCTCATGCCACCTTGCTTTCAGTGGGGCTTCCCCCCTCTGCCGCAAGCGGCATTCACCCCCGGCGCAAGGTGTCAATCGGCGGCCAAGAAATTCCAGTACCCGCCCCCAAGCGCGGACCAGCAATACACATACGAAGCGCCAGCAATCGACCAGTACCCGAGACCCCCGCCTTGCAAGTATTCGCGCAGGGTGTTCTTGCTTGCGTTTCCACCACCATAGACGCGGTCGCCGACACCTGTTTTATCTCCGGAGCCTCGCGTTGCGGGCCATGTTACGCAGGTCTCGGGGTCAAAGCCGATGTCTCCAATCCACCAGTCGTCCGCGGGAAAGTTGCCGACCTTTTTATACTTCGCCAGAATCTCCGCATCAGTCTTGGCATGCGCTATGCCAGCAGGACAGACATATACGTCCTTGCCGTTGCTGTCGTCAAAGGCGAGCGCCATATCGCTGATCGTTTCATGGCCGCCCACGGCGTACTCGATGCCCTGCACGCGATAGGGGTGCTTAAAATCCGTATTGCTGCCGGGACTGCCATCATGGTGGCCGATGACCGCGTCCGTTGTGCCGCTATGCCAGTGCATCGTAGACAGAGTGATAGGTGCGTTCAGGGTGTCAGACAAGGAGACGGGCATGGTATCAAAAGCGTCGCAGTCCAGATACACAGCACTGGTCGTATCATCGATGGGTTCAATCTTGAGAATTTCGGCTTCGTCTGCATACTGATGGATAGTCGAAAAACCACGGTCATTATTGACAGTGCCGTCGCTGCCCTTAAAACCGTATCCAACAGAAACCCGGCTCCCAACCAGCAAGCTTTTTGCCTGCGCCGCTGTGACAGGGAAGTAGGTCAGCTTCTCGCTTCGCTGTACAGCCGCGGGATACTGGAAATCATAGCCCGTGCATCCTGCGTACTTTTCCTGACTGGACTTCACAGCGCACTTGATGGAATTGAACAGAATTTGCCACGTGGCTCTCTCGCCGCCTGCGCCCTTATAGCCAGCGCCTTTCTTGCCATAGTCTGTAATCAGGCTGTGGTACGACTGGTTGCGCGCCGGAATGAGGTCATACACGCTTCGCAGCAGCCCATCCTCGCCCACGCCACTGAAGAACTTCGAGTGAATGACGTAGGGATATACAATGTCGCCAGACTTGGCAGCGACCCACGGAGTAAAGCCATCACGGGGAGAATCGGTGATAGACCACAGAATATAATCCGGGTCGCTGTCATCCCACCTGACGTAAGGAGTCATCTGGATAACACCCACGTCCACAGTGCCAGTCTTGCGGTAATTGTCGCTCAGATGCTCGATAGCGGTGGGGTAGGCGTGGCCGGAGGAATCTCTCCTGTAGTTGCAGTTGTACCACTTGAAAAGGGGAATGTCGGCATAGTCGTCCTGTCCCTCGACAGTGTCGGTAGACGGCTCACACACAAGCCCTGCGTTGTCGTCCAGCTTCTCACAGTTGACGGTGGGGTTCGTGGCAAAGCGTGGGATTTTTACGGTGTAGACC